CAGTGACATAACTGAGTTCAATGACCTTCATGAGTTTATGAAGGATGAACATCTAGATAAAGCTTTGGCTATTGTGGTTAAGCTTCTAATGAATCCAGACGTTCCTGCAGCAAAAGCTCCAAATTTAATTATAGAATTGCAGGCTATGTCAACTAAGTTTTCTATGCTTGCAGCAGTATATTCTACTATTGCTAAAGACAAGGCGGGAACCTCTAATAACAATAAGAAGAATGTATATTATTCAGCAAAGGAGTCGATAGATAAACTTGTGGATGCCCTCAAGTATGTCGTTCGTTATAATGGCTAGAGATATAGTAAAGAATCTTAAATTTAAAAAGTATGAAGGTAAATTTGATGTAAAGGAATTTGCCAAGATGCTAGACGAAGCCTATCTTGCAACAAAGAGGGCTGACGGAGATATGCAGAAGTATTCTTTTAGCCCAAGCTCATTTGGTTACGGGCAAGGCAATTGCCCAAGATACTGGTATATGGCATTTAGTGGTGCTCATTTCATAGATAGTAATGATGCCCAGGCTGTAGCTAATATGGCACAAGGAACTCAGGCCCATGAAAGAATCCAGGGTCTTATTGAAAAAATGAGTGGCTCAGTATCAGATGTTCAAACTGAAATAGAAATTAAGAATGAATATCCGCCAATTCGTGGCTTCATCGATCTAGTATTTAATTGGGATGGCAGCCCAGTAATTGGAGAAATTAAAACGGCTAAGCAAGAAGTTTGGGATACAAGACAGGCAGAGATGTCACCATCAGCTAATCACCTGCTTCAATTGCTTACATATATGAAGTTAAAAGAAATTAATGAGGCCTTCTTCTTATATGAAAATAAAAATACCCAAGAGCTTCTTTTGATTCCAGTACAGATGAATGATAAGAATAAAGAGATTATCGAAGGACTGTTCTTGTGGTTATGTGAAGTTTATGATAACTTTAAAGATGGCGATATTCCAATGAGACCATTTTTAAAAACGTCATATTCCTGCAAAAACTGTCCTATCAAAAAAGAATGCTGGGCGGGAGAAACAGGAAATGTTCAGATCGAAGCATATGAGGTCCCAAAAATATGATTTGTGCAAATAAAGAATGCTCCAAAGAATTTGAACCTAAAACTCATAATCAAAAATATTGCACAGATGAATGTTGTCGTATTGCCACTAATAGACGAATTATGGAAAAATATTATGAGAAAAAAGCTATTAGAAGTGGCGCAAAGCGTGGGTGTGTAAAATGTAAAGCACAGTTAAGCAGATACAACGAATCCAGTCTTTGCTCACCTTGCAATAAATCTGTAAATAAAGACTATAAAAATAGATTGCTAGGGATGATAGATGAAATTAGCTGAACTGGTTAAGACTAAGGCAAACAGAGTACTGGGCATAGATGCGTCTACTAATTCTGTAGCGTTCTGTTTAATGGAAGGGGATAAACCTCTTCGCTGGGGTAAAATAGAATTTAGCGGATCTGATATATATGAAAAAATACATGATGCTAAAGTAAAAATGCATGCGATGCTACCACAACTTAAATCAGATTATATAGTCGTGGAAGGAGCAGTGTTTGTCAAATCCCCTGATGCTGTGATAAAATTATCATATGTCTACGGTGTTATCATTGCTGAGCTTATGTCTACTGGCGCTAGTGTTATTACTATATCTCCTACATCTTGGCAAGCACATATTGGAAATAAAAACCCAACAAAGCTGGAGAAAGACAAGCTTAGGTTTGAAAATCCAGGGCATGCTGACTCTTGGTACAAAGCAAAAATGCGGGAGATCAGAAAGCAGCGTACAGTAGACTATTTTAATAAAAAGTATAATTTAGAATTAGATGATTTTGACGTGGCAGATGCATTCGGCATTGCCCACTATTCAAACACGGTGCTAACAGAACGATGAAACTATATCAGAGTCAAACTTGGCTATACCGCAGATATGTTGTACAAAAGAAAACTGTCACAGAAATTGCGGCAGAGTGTAAAGTTTCTGCCATGACAATACAGAGACACTTAGAAAAATTTGGGTTAATTAGAAAATGAAACAATTTTGGGAGAACTTGACATCAGTTAATGCTGGAGACGCTATACTTACTGGCTATAAGGGTGCTTTTAAAGATATGCCAGTATACGAAGAGGTAATTGATTTGGCAAAGGGCCAACCTCATAGTCATCAATACGTACTAGATTTTGGATGCGGGGTCGGAAGAAATTCAGTTGCCCTTGCCGATAGCTATGTAAATGTAATAGCATTTGATCTTCCTAATATGATAGATTTAGTTCCACAAGAAAATAAGGCAGATAATATTATATATACATCTAACTGGGACAAGATAAAAACAATTCCATTTGACACGGTATTGGCCAGTTTAGTGTTTCAGCATATTCATGATGACGAGCTAAATAAATATTTATCTGAATTAAATACAAATAAATTAGTTTTACACAGCCGAACATGGATGGATGATACTGGAACAAAGGTATTGACAATTCTTGAAAAATATTTTAATATAGAGTCCATTGCCTATACAAAAGATCCAAACGGGAATGAAAGTGATCATTTCCTTGCCCTACTAAGGAGTAAAAATGCTTGAGCCAGTGTTTCCAGATTCCCCTAGATTTGAGTGTGAAGACTTATATTTGCTTACAGTAGGCACGGAAGCTGGACAAGAGATTTGGGCTACCTGTCATGAAATTGCACATATGTTGGTCAAGAAAAATATCGCCTACGGAAATTCAGCCCTAGAACCTGTGCGTATATTTTCAAAGGCGGGACCAAGAGAACAACTCCATGTCCGTATTGATGATAAATTAAATAGATTAATGAAGGGTACAGAATATCCAGGCGATAATGATATTGATGACTTAATTGGATATTTGGTCCTATTGAAGATTGCCAAGCAAATGTCTAGTTGATTTTTTAGTCAACTAGGATTATAATATAGATATATGGATATTGAATTAGCGGATCATTTTGACCGCATGAATAAGGTTGTAGAGGAATTACTTAAGGGTAATAATCCTACTCAGATTGCCGCTGTAACGGGTTTTAAACGGGCGGAAGTGTTAGAGTATATAGACGAGTGGAAACAGGTCGTTAGAAGCGATTCTGGGGCTCGTGACAGGGCAAAGGAAGCCATCTCTGGCGCAGACCAACATTATGCCATGCTCATAAAAGAGGCTTGGAGAACCGTAGAAGACGCAGACCAAGCGGGCCAGTTAAATATAAAGGCCACAGCTCTAAAGCTAATTGCAGATATTGAGGGCAAGCGTATAGGAATGCTTCAAGAAGTTGGTCTACTTGATAACGCAGAACTTGCAACTCAATTAGCAGAAACTGAGCGGAAGCAAGATGTTCTCGTAAAAATTCTTAAAGAGGTAACAGCAACCTGCCCTAAATGTAAAATGGAAGTTGCTAAAAGATTATCCCAAATAACTGGGATAGTTGAGCCAGTTGAAATAATCGAGGAAGTCAGTGGATCTTAATTTTAGTGATCTCATTGATATCCTAGACGGAGAGGAGTTTGATGAAAGACCAGTCGACTTACGAACATTTGTTACAGGACAAGATTACCTCGCACTACCTCCGCTTTCGGAGCACCAGTATACACTCATTGAGAAGAGCAGTCAGATCTACAAAGAATCAACACTTATCAAGCTTTTCGGAGAAGAAGAAGGATCACGTCGTTACAGACAAACATGTAATGAAGTAATAGCCCAACTTGGCAAAGGTAGCGGAAAAGATTACTGTTCAACTATATCGGTTTCTTATATAGTTTATTTATTGCTATGCCTCAAAGATCCAGCCACATATTATGGTAAGCCTCCAGGGGATTCAATAGATATTCTTAATATTGCTATTAATGCTCAACAAGCTAACAATGTTTTTTTTAAAGGATTTAAAACACGAATAGAAAATTCGCCGTGGTTTATAGGTAAATATGAATCTAAAGCATCCGAAATTAAATTTAATAAAGCTGTAACCGTTCATTCTGGACACTCAGAGCGAGAAGCATGGGAAGGATATAACGTAATAGTTGTTGTGCTAGACGAGATATCTGGATTTGCTACTGAAAATACAACTGGACACGACCAAGCTAAGACAGCAGATGCAATATATGATATGTATAGAGCATCAGTAGACTCCCGTTTTCCAGACTTTGGTAAAGTAATATTGCTTTCGTTTCCAAGATTTAAAAATGATCCCATACAAAAATTTTACGAATCTGTAATTGCAGAAAAAGAAACCATTATAAGATCAGAAACATTGAAACTAGATGACGATTTGCCCTCAGATACAGACGGCAACGAGATATTGGTAGAATGGGAAGAAGACCATATCGTTTCTTACAGAATTCCTAAAGTGTTTGCTCTTAAAAGACCAACATGGGAAGTAAATCCAACTAAAAAGATTTCAGACTTTAAAGTGGCGTTTTATAAAAATATGCCAGATGCTCTAGGTAGATTTGCTTGTATGCCCGCAGAAGCAATAGATGCATTTTTTAAATCTAGAGAAAAGATTGAAAAGTCTTTTAACAATACGGCATTAGCTGTAGATAAATTTGGTAGGCTGGAATCATGGTTTGTGCCAGATCCAGACAAAGAATATTTCTTACACGTAGACCTTGCTCAAAAACACGATCATTGTGCAGTAGCTATGTCTCATGTAAAAAAATGGGTTAATGTAAAAGTAACAGATAATTATTCTCAAGATGCTCCAATAGTAGAAGTTGATGCAGTAAGATACTGGACTCCAACTGCAGAAAAATCTGTAGATTTTACAGAAGTAAAAGACTATATTCTTTCTCTTAGAACAGCTGGATTTAATATAAAAGTTTGTACATTTGATAGATGGAATTCTCATGACATGATGCAACAGCTAAAGGCATATGGGATTGCTACGGAAACTTTGTCGGTAGCTAAAAAACATTACGATGATATGGCCATGATAGTTTTAGAAGAAAGATTAAAAGGGCCACACATACCATTATTAATAGACGAATTACTTCAGCTTAGAATTATGAGAGATAGAGTAGACCACCCAAGAAAAGGCTCCAAGGACTTGGCGGATGCAGTATGTGGATCCATTTATAATGCTATCAGTAGAACTAGACCAGATATAAGTGGAGAAATAGATATTCACACCTACGATAGCTTAAAGTGGGATAGGCAAGACGATGCTATAGTTGCAAGTAAGAATTTGATTAGGGCGCCTAAAATGCCTGAGCATCTGGCAGATGCATTAGACGGAATGGAAATAATATGAGCATATATCAAGATAAAGCTAAAGAGTGTAAGTGTTGTGGAAAACATGTGCCTCTGCCAACCGTATTAAAAGAATATGAAGGCAAGATGCTGTGTCCAACAACATTTGCAAATGTTATGGAATATAAAAGAATATGGGGGGCTTCTGGAAAAAGACCTCCTGGAAATATAAGAAAGCACTTCTCTGA